CTGATAAAGAATGAGCAAGGTTATCGCGACGTGTGCGAACTGATGACCTTAGCCAACAAGCGCGAGCAATTCTACTTTGTCCCGCGTCTGGCACTTGACCAGCTGGCGGCCGCATATGCCAAAGGCAACATCATCCTGCTGACGTCCGACATTGGCAGTGTATTCCAGCGCCGGGACTTCGCAAAGATTATCGGGACGCTGGTGACAGCTGGAGGACGCGATAACTTCTACAGCGTGGTTTATCCGCACCCTACCCCATTCTACGACCAGATTAACGTCCGGGCGATGAAAGTGGCGAGCGCACTGAAAATAGAGCCAGTGGCGTTCTATCCCGCTTATTACGAAGCGGTCGACGACGCTGACATTAAAGACATTGCGCACATGGTTACGAACAACATCAAAATCGACCAGCCGCATCGTCTGCGTATTCCCCACCAGCGAGATAACGCCGTTAATGGTCGCCGCCATCTCCTTGAAGCGCTGAAAGCCTTCTCCGTTCGCATGGATGTACCTGTAACAGCTGCAATGGCCTCAACAACGCAGGACACCATTATTGAAGCCTGCACATGGCGCTGGCATGAATTGCCACCAGCACTGCCCAAGATGGCAGACGACGAGCCTGCAACGCTGATGAAGCTGGCTGTCGCGGGGCTGCGCAAGCGTCTTACTACCAAAGAGTTTGGTTACACACCACCGGCTTCTGAGCACCGCGTGTATGTTGATCGTCTGAAGTACGAAATGGACACGCTGACCCGCCTGGGCTTCTGCGGTTACTTCCTGATGGTGCGCGACCTGATGAATCACAGCCGTGAAACTGGCATTCCTGTCGGGCCAGGTCGTGGTTCCTCTGCCGGTTCTCTGGTGGCGTGGTGCATCGGCATAACCAACGTCGATCCTATCCGTCACGGTCTTCTGTTTGAGCGTTTCATTAACCCTGAACGTCTCGACTTGCCGGATGCGGATCTGGACTTCAGCCAGGCACGTCGTCATGAGGTGATCGAGTATCTGAATGAACGTTATGGAGAAGATTACGTTGCCGGTATTCCGAACTTCACCTATCTGGGCGCGGCTTCTGCGCTGCGTGACACTGCGCGTATTTACGGTGTAGACGCTGCGGATATGGCGGTATCCAAAGAGTTCAAGAATCTGGAGGACGATAGCCTGCCGCTGGAAGAGCTGCGCGAACAACTGGCCAGCCTAGACAAATACGCCACGAAAAACCCGGAAGCGTTCAAAGCGGCATGTAAGCTGCAAAGCCTGATGCGTGGTTTTGGCCGTCACGCAGCGGGGATGATCGTCGCTGGCGTTCCACTGGTAGAGCGCACTCCCGTCGAGCTGCGTGGCAACGCTCGCTGTATTGCGTTCGATAAACGTTACTGCGAGGCGATGGGGCTGATTAAGCTGGACGTTCTCGGTCTGGCAACGCTCGATCTGCTGGATAGCGCGAAACGCTACATCAAAGAGAGTACCGAGGAAGACATCAATCTCGATGCTATCCCACTGGACGATCGCAAGGTTCTGGATGGGTTCGCTGCAGGGTACACGCAGGGCGTATTCCAGCTGGAGTCCGGCCCTATGCGCAAGCTGCTTAAAGATATTGGCGGTGGTATTGAGCCAATGAGCTTCAAAACCGTTGTCGCCACGACCGCACTCTTCCGACCAGGCCCGATTCAATCCGGCATGTTGGACGACTATGTCTCCGTGGCCAAAGGCTTCATGGCTCCACATTCCTTACACCCAATGCTGGACGACATCTCTCGCGACACAAACGGCGTTCTGATTTATCAGGAACAGATCATGGCTGCTACGCGAATCTTGGCGGGGTTCTCTATGGCGGAAGCAGACTCGGTCAGGAAAGCGATCGGGAAAAAAGATATGGAGAAAATGAAATCCATTGGCGGCAACTTCATTAAGCGAGCGGAGGAAGGCTGGGTGACAGTGTCACTGGATGACGGTTCTACGAGGAAAATTCATAAAGCAGCACGCCTACTTTGCGCTGATGGTGAGCGTCGCACTTATGCCGAAGCAATGGCTATAAATGCCGACATAACGAGCTTCGATATTTGAGAGTTAATTTATAAGATAAGAAAACAATTTGTTTAGTGAGTTTTTGAAATGCCGGGTACGAAGTACAAAATCACAGAAGAATGGTTACGCCAGCGTTACATGGTTGACCTGATGAGAAAAGAAGACATTGCCGCCGAAGCTGGTTGCAGCAAGGCAAATATCGATCGCTTATTAGCCAAATGGGGGATCAGGCGCGGAAACGCGCGGATCTCCGCTACCCCAGCCTGGAATCGTGGCAAAAACAAAAATAATGACGAACGCATAAAGCGACTCTCCGAAGCCCGGGCTGGCGCTGGCAACCCTATGTATGGGAAAACCTCGTGGAATGCAGGGCTGCGTGCTGATACCGATGAGCGAGTGGCCACCGTTTCGAAAAAGCTGACCGGCAGAACAATCCGCCTAGAGACGAAGGAAAAGCTGGCGGCTGCCAAACGCGGAAAGACCGGAGAAGAAGCGAACAACTACAAAGGTGGCGTCATCATAAAAACCAACGGCTACATGATGCAGCTGGTTGGTAACAATGGCGTTTCGCAATACGAATACGTTCATCGGTTGATAGCGAAAGAACATCTCGGTCGGGAGCTACGTGACGATGAACATGTCCACCACCTTAACCGCGACACGGTAGATAACGCCCCTGGGAATCTGGTAGCACTTCCAGAAGACGCTCACATTCGTCTGCATAGCGAAATGCGTGAAGAGGTATGGAGCTGGGAGCGCCAGCGGGACTGGCTGGTGTCCAATGGGTATGAGTTCATGAAGATTGATGAGGTGACTGCATGAAAATTACCGGTGTTGTTGAAGAGAGTAATGGCCTGACGCACGAACGAGCCGAAGAAATCTGGAATATGTTTGAGAAATCCGGCGCGTATGCCTTCAACAAATCACACTCCGTTGCCTACTCGCTGATCAGCTATCAGTCTATGTGGCTAAAGACGCACTACCCTGCTGAATTCTTCGCTGCAGCTCTCACCATTCTGGGCGAGGATAAGCACCAAGGGCTGGTTAAGGATGCGCTGACCTATGGTATTCGCATATTGCCACCAGACGTTAACGTGTCATCTAACCGAATTGAGATCCGCACGCTAGAAGACGGCAGCCAGGTTCTGTATGCGCCATTCTCTGCTGTGAAAGGCTGCTCTGAGAACGGATGCCAGGCCATCATGAGAGCACGTGAGAAAGTTGGCGGAAAATTCGAATCGCTGGCGCAATTCGAGGAATCGGTCGAGAAGCGTGCATGTAACAGCCGGGTACGCGAGTCACTGCAAAAAGTAGGTGCGTTCGCATCGATTGAGCCTGGCAGTCTGCCAGCGACAGACCCGGAACGTCTGCGCGACCAGGCAGAGCTGATGGGCAATCTGGTGATCGACGCTGTAAAAGCCTCTCGACCGTTCGAGATGAACCCTAAGCGCTCTGCCGAGGTGAATGTACTGATGACTCGCATGGCGGCCGAAATGGGTCTGGGAGACGACCTGATTCGCCCAAGCATTGGCATTAAGCCGAAAATCATGGTCATTCTGGACAACGCGAACGGCAATGATGGGCGTACCGGTTACTTCATGGAGAACGGCTACGACGACTTTAAAGCGAAGTTGCTTACTGCAGGCGATCTGCGCATGGGCGATCTCTACGTCACCGGCGTGTGCAAAAAGGTGAAGGACAAAGAGAAGGACTACACCAAAGACGAGATCGGCCAGTTCACCGACTTTATGCGTGAAGAGGTCAATCTGGTGCGTCCGACCTATGTGCTGACGTGTGGCAGCCGGGCGACGTCACTCTTCAACAACAAGAACAAACCATCCGACCTGGTTGGACGCAAAGAGTATCTGCCGGAGCTGGATGTGACCGTTTTCTACGGATTTAACCCAAACATTTTGTACTTTCGCCCAGAAGAAGGCGAAAAGCTGGAAGCAATTCTGGCAGAGGTAGCGGAGACTATTAGCAAATGAATAAAGAGAACACCATGAACGAGGCACAGAAGATTGCACAAGCGCTGGCGGCTATCCCAGCGGATTTTCAGGATAAAGCAGTTGCGGCCACCATGCGGTCGCAGTTCTGGGAAATCATCGACTGTCCGGTCACGTTAGATCTGGCGCTGGCGTTCGCCGGGCTGGATGGTGCCGACAAAGTCAGTCGTTTGCGTAAATGTGCCAGAGCGCTGGCGCTTAAAACGCAAGATCCGAAGGCGTGCCAGTATCTGCTGGAGATCTACGAATCGGATAACCCAGAGGAACAGCTGGAGGCGTTCAAAGTGTTCCGCAATCGGCTGGTGCTGAAGGTGGCCAAAGAGTTTATGGAAGTGAACAAGATTGGCGATGTGAGGCAGTACAGGCTGAAACGCCAGACCAGAGTCACGCTATCCAACATTTTTGGTAAGAAAGTCGCATAAAGCAAAAACCCGCCGATTGGCGGGTTTTTTCATGCGCATTCGGCGTGATGACGTCGACGTGCGATAAGAGCTACCGCGATCGACTCAACTTCTTGAAAATCTTTTGAAGCGCTTGCACGTAAGGCAAGATTCCATTTACTCAGCACACGAGCGTTATTTACCAAGTTGCTGTCTTCTTTTAATCGACCGTTCTTTAGTAGCCATTCGGCTACATCAGCCCAATCCCAAAGTGGAGATTGGCCTTTGATTCGTTGGATAGGGCAAGGGAAGTCTCCGCTACCACGAGTGCCATCTTTCAGCATCGCAATCGCCTGGCGAGACATTTCTGTTATTTCTGCAATGTCGCTCAAGCCTACAAGGGCAGAGTCGACAGATTCAACAATAGCGCCGATTCCGGCTGATTCGATATTGTCGACCGCTGATGCAATAGCTGCATCCAGCGATTCAGCTTCGCGGTCGAACTCAACATAGACGGAGTTTCCATATGCGCAAATCAGCGCATCGTCACAGCCGCTTTCGTACAGCGCGTCTTCCAGTCCTTCGGTCTCATACGTTACGCCTGAGAGTGTCAGAGTGAAGTTATAAAGCGCCATAGTACCTCTTCGTTTAGTATTCAGAGTATTCTCTTATATTCGGTAAGGAGTGGTTGTCGCCACTCCTTACCGGGCAAAATCACTTGCAGTGTTTTACGGTGCTTATGATTCGCTTGGCATGGTTTTCAGCACTTTTCGGCGTCGACCATACACTCATTTGGTGATCTCGGTGTTCACCTTCTGGATTGCCACAACGCAACCTGCAAAAGCAGTGAGCAGAATCGCCCGGTGCAACCCAAACCCAGCCTTGGTCTAAAGCATATTCAATGGCCGCTTGAATGTGCTTGTTCGAATGTTTCTTCATTCGCCTCCGACAATATTATACTATTACCAGCGTTGACATCTGTCAACGGCGAATGAAATTCATCCGTCCATGTCCCCGCCCTGTTGTCGCACGCTGTCTACGGCCAGCTTTTAACGGCGCATAGAGTACCAGAACCACCCGATTTTTCACTGGCTTGCCTATCTCATAACCTCCATTTCATCGTGTCATAATCTCCACTGCCTGCTCCCACCATGATAAAATTGATATATATAAATAAGCAGGTAATTAACACCATGAGCACCGATATCTACGAAAAAATCATGTCCGATCTGGAGTTCGACCGCGACAATCTTGAGGAAGTCTGGCGTCAGCAACCGCGCCTGTTGATGGAGTACGGCTCTAAGCTGGCGCGGGCAGAACGCGAGGTCGCAGATGCAAAACTCTCCCTCGATGCGATTGAGGCGAAAATCTACGACAATGAGCGTAAGAACCTGAGTATGAACGGCATTAAGTTTAATGAGTCCGTACTGGAGGCAAAGGTTAGAACCAACCCGCAATACCTCGCAAAGCGCCAGAAACTCGACGATGCCCGGCACATTGCAGATCTGTACAAGCACGCTGTAGCCGCCTTCTCTCACCGCCGCGACATGATTGTCCAGGCGTCCAAAATGGCTATCGTGGAGATTGAACGTTTGGGCGCCGAACGTTTCCACTCTCCCCGTTAATTTATGCTAGATCGTAAGTAAGTACTGATCTATCATTCTTCTCGCTCGAAAGAGCCACGAATAAGCGAACGCCCAACGCGCATAGCGCCAATGGCCACAATCACAACAAGGAGAAATACATGTCTAAGTCATTACTTGATCTGCTTAACAAGACCCGTGGCGATATTGCTTCTAAACGTGGCAATAACGTTGATTTGACCCGTCTGAAAGACGGCAATAACTATCTGCGCATTTTTCCGAACAAGGACGACCCGAATGGCGTGTTCTTCCAGACATTCGGTATGCACTACGTTAAGCATCAGAATGAGGAAGGCAAAGATGTAACAACCGCCTACATCTGCGAACAGCACACCCACGGCCACGCTTGCCAGCTGTGTGAGATGGTTATGGAAGGTCGTGCTCGCTTTAAGGGCAACAAAGCGATGGAAGAGCGCATTAACAGTATGCGTGCTACACCGCGTTATCTGGTCAACGGTGTTCTGTCTGCGCGTGAAGACTTTGCAGACGCAGAGAAATGCCAGTTGATTGAGCTGCCGTCTACGGTCTTCGACGATATCTGCAAAGTGATGTCCGAAGATATTGCGGATGATATCGGCAACCCACTGAGCAAAGAAGAAGGCTATGCGTTCCTGATTAAGCGTACCGGTTCCGGTCGTGACACCAAGTACGACGTATCCCCGAAACGTAAAGTCTACAAAGGCGACATTCCTGAGAAGCTCTGGACTACCCAACACGATCTGATCGCATACGCGAACCAGGCTGACGAAACTCGTCTGCTGTCTACGGCTCGCACTATGGGTCGTCTGATTGGTATTGCGGCTCCGGCAGCAACAATGTCCTCTCCGGCCATTTCTTCCGCTGCAAAATCAGCTGCTGCTGAACTGCCAGGCTTTGGCTCTATCACTGGTCATACGGAAGGCGCAGCTGCTGTCGCTACAGCACACACTCCGGCTCCAGAGTCCACCAGCCTGGTTGATGAAGAGATCCTGCGTGCCGCTGAAGCTGAGTTCAAACCGGAAACTAAACCGGAAGAAGTTAAAGCTCCGGAAGCCGCCGCAGCTGCAAGTGCTTCAGCATCTGCTGCCGCTGCATCTGCACCAGCTGACGAAGGTCTCGACGACCTGCTGGCTGAACTGGACGCTCTGTAATCCCATAACGTGACCAGTAAGGCGTCTACGGACGCCTTACTTTTTGGAAGGAGTGTACCGGTGAATTATCTCTTTGTGGACGGTAACAGCCTGGGCTATTACCACCAGCAATCCGACAAATTACACAACGGCGAGATGGAAGTTCAGGCGGCTTTTGGCTTCGTGAAGAACGTTCGTCGTTACGCCTCAATTCTCCATGCCCGCCCAATGATCTTGTGGGATGGATTCAGCGACAAACGTCGCGACTTCTACCCGGAGTACAAAGCGAATCGCGATGACGACCCGGATATGAAGAAGATGAAAGAAGGCTTTGCCATCCAGAAGCCGTACATCTTGAAAATGATGACCGCGCTGGGCGTTAACCAACTCATTGCAAAGGACGCAGAAGCGGACGACCTGGCTGGAATGCTGGTCTCTCGCCTGGCTCCGCAGCCGACCGTCGATCGCATCTACCTGCTGACTGGCGATGGCGACTGGCTCCAGCTGGTTCGCGAGAATGTGAGCTGGGTAAGCCTGCGTGAAGATGCCAAGCACAAGCAGGTGAACTTCGAACAGTTCGCAGAGCTGACCGGTCTGCCAACGCCACGAGCGTTTCTGGAAGCGAAAGCGTTGCAGGGCGATAACTCGGACAACATCAAAGGCGTCGGCGGCATTGGTGATGGTGGCGCGAAAGAGCTGCTTCATGAATGGGGAAGCGTGGCCGCAATGGTACGCGGCATTAACGACGGCTCCATTGTCATCAACAAAGGTCGCTATAAGACGGCATTCAACAAGCTGGCAAAGAACGCCTTCAACGAGAAGACGGGCTGCCGGATGCTCGAAGCCTTTAAGCGCAACATGATGCTGATGAACCTTATCGACACAAAATTCCCACCCAGCGAAATCGAGTCGATTAAAGGCGCACGCGACATGAATGCCTTCGAACAGATGTGTTACGAGCTGAATTTCCGGTCGTTTC